ACCATCATCTGATGGTGTACCCCCATTTTCAAACCTTAATGGCTCTGGACACATCATACCTTTTGGTTTAGAAGATGCGATAATAAGTGTACCTTTGGATACAGCCTCTTCACCTTCTTCTGGTTCTAAGAACTTCATCTCTTTGTCATCTTCTTCAGGCTCACCATTCTTATCAACATTCTGGATCATACCTAGATCTTCCATCTGTTGTATCTCTGATAATACCTGACGATGCATATCCATAATACGCTCTAGTCCTAAATACCTTACAACATTAGCAGGTAGTACGTATTCACCTTCTGACAATAATGCAGGTATATCATCAGCTACTTCTTCTGGTTTAGCTAATGGTGGTGGATCACCTTCATCATCCTCTTCTTCTTTCTTACCATCAAAGTCTGCTGTACCACCTTCATTAAATCTAGCTACATCTTCATTAGGATCAGCTTCACCACCCAGAGGTTGAGCCTCATCTGCAAAGAAATCTGTATCAGTATCTTCATTAGTAAATAAACTTCTAAAGAAACTAAAGTCTCCTGAGTCCTCTGGTTCATCTTCTGTTTGTCTAGAAAATCTTTCTCTTTCTAGATTATCATCTTCAGTAAACGGATCTATTGTTGTGTCTCTTTGTTCTTCAGGGAATGACATAGGTTGCATATCTTCATCTTCACCTTCATCAAACTTAAATAAATTATCTCCCCCAAGAGCTGCATCTCTATTATCTTCTTCTGCTGTTCCTACAATAAAAGGTGCTTCTAGATCCTCTTTAGATGCATCTCTAAGGTCATCTTCTGTTTTTGGTGGATCATCATCTAACAATTCAGGGTCCATACCAGATGTTAGCATAGCCCTTTCTCTTTCATCCATTGTTGAAGTATCTCTTAATAGTCTATCCATCTCTTGATCTATATCTGGAGATTCTACTTCTTCTATTTCAGGAGTCTTTAAACCTTCTCTAATTGATTCTATAATCTTTTGTTTTTTTGTTTTTGAAGCTGTCTTAGCCATTCTAGGTAGAGTTTTTATCATTTCTTTAAACATATCATCAGTAGAGATTGGATCTATACTTACGTTAGGTTGTTCTGATGCTTCTGCTTTACTCATTATATTAAACCCTCCTCCTGAATCTGAAGTATCTTTTCGCTCAACTTTTGGAATACTAAATTTGTAGATATCTTCAGCTTCTTGTTCATCTCTTGTATCAGTATTAGGAAATACATCATCAGCTTCTTGATCATCTATAGCTTCATTATTAGTAATACTACCATCTGGATTTACTGAAAAGGCTCCTCCAAACACACCTTCTGGTTCTCTTTCTTTTACAATACTACGAAACCTATCTACAAGGTTATCTACATTTTCATTTATTCTATCTTCATTAGGATTACTTTGAGTTTGAGAACGCTCTGATGAAAGACCTAAATTTTCCATTTGATCTTCTGTAGTATCTTTACTTGATGATTCTTTACTATACGTTTCAACTAATTTTTTAACAGCATTTTTTCCAAAAGGAAGTCTTGTTTTATTTTTAGTACTATTTCCTATACTATCAACTCTAGTTACTCCATCCCACCCATCTGTTGTATTTTTAGGGCTTCCTTTTTTACCTATTCTTGTTATAAGCAACGTAGAATTTCTTTTTGAAGGATTTTCAATATAATTATTTAATTCTGTTCCAGCTATTTCTTTAGCTATATTTTTTTGAGCTTCTTCATTAAATATATCAGTATCTTTATATCCTAATTGTTTTTGAAAGGTTGCTACTATTGGATTATTTGTATTATAGTCATTTGCTAGTAATTGAAAAGCACCTACTGCTGAAGTACCACTATTATTACTACCTATTTTAAAATTACCATTTTTATCTTTTCCTTTAGTTGCATTAACTAATGCTCTACCAAATTCTTTTACCTCTTTAAAGGTCATTTTACTTATGGGTTTATTTGCGGTAGGTGTATTTCTTTCAGGATCAGGTTGCCCAGGTTTTAAAAATTTACCATATCCAAAAACTTTATCATAAGAACTTCCTTCTCCTTCATCTGTACCTTCTTGTTCGATTATTATTTTTAATAAAGTATTTAATACAGCGTTACGTTTTGAAAATCTATCAGTTAAATCCTGTTTAATTTTTCTTTCAATAGGTCTACGAGCCATGTTAAGTTCCTTTTAATATTGTCTGTACTTCTACACGCATACTCTTTAACTTTCTAAGTATAGCGATAGCACCCTGCGCTCTATATATTTCTACTTCATCATCACTTTGCTCTAGCACACGTAGCGCATCATGCTTCTTACAGTCTAAGTACAAACTAAATAACTCTTCAAAATCTGGTGTATTTACTAACGGTAAAATCTCTCTAGCAGTTTTAACGTCAAGCATTACCACCACCTCCTTGCTGTAGCATAGCCATTAACTCTGGTGGTATTTGTTGTCCTCCACCTTGAGGAGCTTGTGCCTGTTGTTGTTGCTGTTGTGTTCCTGCATTAGGTCCACCACCTGTAGCAAATCCTTGTTCTTGCGGTGCAGGTGCTTGACCAGTACCAATATTACCACCTCCTGCTCCAGTTGGATCTAATCCCTGTTGAGGTTGTGGGTTCTCTTCTGCCATCTGTTGTTGCATCTGTTGTAGTAATAATGCCTGCCTAAATGCTTCTTCAGGATTATTTGTTACCTTATCTACATCCAGATCCATAGTTGCTGCTATCTCACGCATGATGTATGGGAACTTAGCAAATGGTGCTAGTACAGGACTGCTTGCAATCTGTAAGAAACTAATAAGACGTTGGGATCTAACTTCATTCTTCATAAAGCTTTCAGTACCTCTAGCTCTTACTTCTAGATCACCACGTATCTCTTTATCAAAATCAAACTGCATATTAAATGCAAAGATTGCTTCACCTAATGGACGTAACATATAATCATCCATGTTCTTAATCACTGTACGTATTGAATTACTGGCTGCACCCATCAACATAGATATGCCCGATGCAGTTCTACCTGTTCCTTGCACACCAGTTTGTCCGTATGAATATGATGGTAATCCTGATGACTCATCTGATAATACTCTAGCTTTATCAAACAACATCATATTTTCACTTGACACGTTTGGAAATTTAGTACCAAATATAGCTTGACCAGGCGCACCACCTTGTCTTCTAAAGATTTTACCAGGATATACTGTAAGATCCTGACCAGGTGCTAGGTTTGTTTCATCTACCTCAATCAATAGATTACCAGATAAGATAGCATTGTCAACTGCTAATCTCATAAAACCGTTCATTAATGTTTGGGTATCATCCATGTTCTCTGCTAGACCTACTCCAAAGAAACTGTATGGGTTGATCTCGTATGGACTTGCAACGTAAGGGATACGTTTAGGTGTGAATGGGTTAATAACAAATCTTAGTATCTGGTTGTTACATACCCAACAGTTAATCTGTATCTCATCATCATTGATATACTTCTCAGGTATTTCTAGATCCTGTAGCGTTGCTATATCTTTATCTATTGTACCCCAGAACTCTAGTACTTCAAAGCGTTCTACATCACCAGATCCACTACCAGCAGAATGACCATCGTTTCCAAAGTCAGAAGCAGTTTCAGCATCCTGTATACTATCTTCCCACCATTCCTGAGAATAGTTTTCACCATAACCGATAGCTTCTTCTATAGCTTTAGATCTAAAGAAAGGACGTTTCTTCAATGCTCTTAGTTGTGGTCTAGTTAAACGATGACGTTCAATTGTATACGTAGCATCTTCTATATTAAATGCATCTGGATCAGGATAGAAATCCCACACAGAAGTATACTCTACCTTTGGTATTGTTTTAATAATTGGATCATACTCACCCTCTTCATCCCAGTTTGCATATTCTTTATCTACAGCAAATGGGCCTTTCATTATTGCAGTACCAAACAATACACACTCAAATACAGAGTGTCTTAGATGTTTAGTTGCAGAAGATTCTTCTAGTTGATCCTTAATTTTCTTTTCCATCTTCTTAGCTGCAATCATAGATGGATGGAATGTAATAGCTGATTGTGTTTGTCCTGGTCCTTCTTTAAGACCTTCTAATTCTTCTAAGTCTTCTTGTAAAGGTCCAAGCATATCTTTTAGCATATCAGTGGTAGCACCAGGATCTAGCTCTTTACCATCACCAGGATAACCATATTGATCTTTTATCTGCTCTAATGCATCTTCCTGTTCCTGTTCTTTTGGATCTATGTGAACAGTATCTAATACACCTTCAGGTAATGCTGTAGGTTCTATACCAATAGGAAATCTATTCTGACTAAATAAAACATCTATAAGTTGACCATACGCAGCAAGTACTTTGGTCTTTGTTACTTTAATAAATACTCTTGACTTTTCTGTTTCGGTAAACTGAACATCAGGACCATATAACCCACGATAGTTTCTATATGCCTGCACCCATCTTTCTTCATCTGTATATCTTCTAGTTCTTGCACGTTCGTATCTGCCCTTGACATAACTAACTAAATTATCGTAGGTTTCTTCTTCAGTGTCATCATCCTCTAATGCACTTAGTTCATTTTTGTCTACCATATTTTTTCCTTTTTGGTTGCAAGGTTCTGTTAACTTTTTTAGATATTACTGCTAGATTTTTAGGTCTATTGTCTCTAGGATTACCATTCTTATGATGTACCTCTGTTCCTTTTGGAGGTTTTAACATCTTTCTAGCTTTGTTTCTACCTGCTCTATCTAGTTTACCTTTAGCAGTACCATGTGTTCTAGCATATTCTTTTTTATAATTTCTAGGTTTTTTCATATCAATACCAATGACTATAAACAAATACACCGATGATAAGTACTAATCCAAGTATCATACCAGCATATGCCCAAAACATCTAATATCCAAACGTAGCATCCGATGCTTGGTAACGGTGTTTAGGTGTATTCTCATACGCTACTCTTATATTCGTAGGTCTAGACATTATCATATACCTTAGTGCATCATATAAGTGATCTTCAGACTTAGTATCAACATCTTCAGGGTTTCTAGCATCCACTGGTAATGCTGCTATCTGACTGATCAAATTTTTACAATTCTTTAATATCTTTAACTTAGGCTCATCAGTATCTTCATCAATCATCAGTCTTTTATGTAACTCTATCTTACCTGCTACTCTAGATCCTGGTGATCTATCTGATGGTCTAAATCTACATCCTTCTTTATTTATTGTCTCTGCTATTGATGGACCTACATCACCTCTCTTAGCCCAACATGAACTATCTAGTAATGCATCCTGTATTCTACCATCATCAGCTTCTACTTCCATAATCATCTGACCTAACTTATCTGCTGTTAAACGATTAACATATAATTCTCTGTATATCCACAAACAACCATCAAAATCTACTGCACCCCACAGTATTGCTGAATGTGCTGCGTATCCAAAGTCTG